TCATCATTGGTAGCCAAATCTATAACATCATCAAGGCAGCTTTGCTAGATCCAGATTTCGCAGAACTACCAACTGATTATGTACGTGGTACAGATTTCCGTATCACAAAAACATCAAAAGGTGGATATGCTGATTATTCAACATCAGTATGGGCACGTCGTGAACGTGCTCTAGATGATGCTGAACAGGCCGCTATCGCTCAATATGGATTGTTTGATTTAAAATCATTCTTACCAAAGAAACCAGGTGACGTTGAACTTAAAGTCATGAAAGAAATGTTTGAAGCATCAGTAGATGGCGATGCGTTTGACATGGAAAAATGGGGACAATACTTCAAACCAAATGGATATAACAATGCGAATAAGCCAACAGCATCAACTCCATCAGCGGCATCTGTGTCAAGCACACCAGCATCAACAGATGAAGATGGCGACGACGAACCAGCAAGTGTGTCACCAGCACCTACAGCGCCAGCATCAACAACAGGTGACGCAGGCAGCAGAGCGCAAGACATCCTTGCGATGATCCGTAACCGTCAAAAAGCAGAATAAGGAGATAGACCATGGTAAAGAGCTTTGATATCTCAAAGTTCCGTAAGTCTATCACTAAAAGTATCGATGGCTTAGGAATTGGTTTCAATGATCCAACTGATTGGATTTCAACTGGCAACTATGCCCTAAACTATCTTATCTCTGGGGACTTCTTTAAGGGGGTTCCCCTAGGTAAGGTTACAGTTTTTGCGGGCGAAAGTGGAGCAGGTAAGAGTTATATTTGTTCCGGCAATATTGTGCGTCATGCACAAGAACAAGGTATTTTTGTTATCCTTATTGACAGCGAAAATGCTTTAGATGAAGACTGGTTGAAAGCATTGGGTGTCGACACTGGCGAACAAAAACTGCTTAAACTCAACATGGCGATGATTGACGATGTAGCAAAAACTATCCATGAGTTCATGAATGAATATAAAACTATGGATGCTACAGATCGTCCAAAAGTTTTATTCGTCATCGATTCATTGGGTATGTTGTTGACTCCTACTGATATTAATCAGTTTGAAGCAGGTGATTTAAAAGGTGACATGGGTCGTAAGCCCAAGGCATTGACAGCACTTGTTCGTAACTGTGTAAACATGTTCGGTAGTTATAATGTTGGATTAGTTTGTACTAATCACACATACGCAAGTCAAGACATGTTCGATCCAGATGATAAAATCTCAGGCGGTCAAGGATTTGTTTATGCGAGTAGTATCGTAGTTGCCATGAAAAAACTCAAACTCAAAGAGGATGAGGATGGTAATAAAATTAGTGATGTAGTAGGCATTAGATCAGCCTGTAAAGTCATGAAAACTCGGTATGCTAAACCTTTTGAAAGCGTCCAGGTCAAGATTCCATATTCGACTGGTATGAGCCCTACAAGTGGGCTGGTTGACATGTTTGAGAAGATGAATGTATTATCTAAAGTAGGAAACAAACTAGCCTACACCAATAAAGAAACTGGTGAAATAATGGCTGAATTCCGTAAAAATTGGACTGAAGACAAACTAAAGTTGATCATGCAACAATGGGATGAAAGTTCAGTCAATCCAGTAACTACTGTCGAAGAGGAGGCTGAAGAAGCATAATGGATGAAACTTTAATTATGGAAATATGGGATACATTCAAAGAATATATTCCTGAGAAAAACAAAGACATGTCTGCAACTCAATACGTCGATTACCTATTAGGTAAAGATGTTGATACTAGCATCCTCGAAGGCCTAGTAGGTTATGATAGTCATCTCGATGATGCTATCAAACAGGCATTGGCTGAAGAAGGTTCTATCGAAGACGACACTGAAGAAGACTACGACGAAGAAGAGGACTATTAATGGCCCATTGGTATGCCAAGGTTAGCCAAGACATATCACACTTACCCAGTTGTATTGACTACTTTTATAAAGAACTAGCTGAAGCAAAAGTTGAAACAAAAATCTCTGGAAACATAGAGAAAGCTAGTTCAATATTACCAGGAATCGTAGAACATCGTTTTAATCAGCTTCAAGAAATTGAAGCTGTTTTAGAATATCTCAATATTGAGTTGCGTCGTGTGAGGTCTAAAACCTTTAAAAAATATTTAGAAAACTATCAACGGGCTCTTAGTTCGAGGGATGTTGAAAAGTATGTCGACGGAGAAGCAGATGTTGTTGATATGGAAAAAATTATCAACGAGTTTGCTCTTTTGAGAAATCAATGGCTGGGCATTGTTAAAGGACTTGACATTAAACAATGGCAGCTTTCAAATATTATCAAACTTAGGACCGCGGGATTAGAAGACGCATCATTATAATGTACATAGAAGATATACTTGATCATTTAGTAGGCATTTACGGTAGTCTTGGAAAGGGTCAAGCGACCTTTTTTAGTTCTAATGACCTCAAACTTTTATCTAGTATATCTTCACAACTAGGTATGGCATATGCCATTTCAGAAAAACAGGCAAATGTAGTAGAAAGGATACTGACCAATCATATCTCTGACATTTCTTTATTCTTTTCCAAAGATATGGCCTCTCATATTACTAATCCTGTTTATAAAATGGGTAAACGTAAAATTGATAATAGTAAGACTGTAAAAATTATCACAGATAGTAAAGGTATTAAAAAGATTTCTGTATCTTTTCCTTTCAATGAGGCGTTAGTAAACAAAATAAAACTATTCCGTGGCGAACATCAAAGTAATGAAATCCTTCCCGGAAAAAGAGGCATTAATTGGGAACCAGTATCAAAGAGTTGGATTTTTAATCTGTATGAACCTTTTATATCTTGGATAAGAAATACATTTTCTTCAGAAGGATTTATTTTTGATGAACAGTTTTTAGAGTTCTCCAATAAAATCAAAGACATCGAGGAACAGGTTGAAAAATATGTTCCTATGGTAACCTTCAACGAAGGGAAATTTAGTTATGTCAACACACATAAAAATATTCTTCAGCCTTCTAGTACTGATTTGTTAGAAGTATTGTTTGAATCTAAAAAATACGGAATATCTGTATGGGATGAAAGCATTGCGCTGGCATTAGCAGACGATAGTATTTCTCAACTGACAAACTTATTCTTAAATCATCAACTGACTGTATCATATTCCAAATGCATAGAAGTAAACAATGCTACAGTAGACTTTTTTGAGTTCGATGATATACTAAAATATAACGGTGTCGCTATGATCATAATACCCAACGGCGATGAATATTTCAATCTTACAAAAAGTCACGAAGAATTGAAAAAAATGGGATTTAAAGATGAAGAAATGTGTGTGTTATTTAGAACTGACAACTCTACATCATCTAATACAAATGATTTTATCAAGGAACACAATCTTAATAATCCTATATCAGAAAATATTAAAATCTACTTTACCAGTTTAAAGTTTCCTAAACCATTAATAGCTAAAAAAATCAAAATTGGCACAATCATCAATCTAGGGGCCAGTAACGCCCATCACACTATGAGAACATTTGTAAAAAATCATCATAATGTGTTAAACTATAAAATAAAAAAACAATAAGATGGCAACCTGTAAAGTTATTTTAAAAGACGAAGTTAATGTCAAGATAGAAAATCTAGATCTCGACACGAGGAAGGCATTAGTTAAGAAATTTAAGTACGAAGATCCTACAGCACGCTATCGCCCTGCTTATAAACTAGGTCGATGGGACGGTGGTATACCATTTTTTGGACTGGGCGGAACTACTTACCTTTCGATGATTGAACGTGTACTTGAAGAGTTAGAAAATCGTAACTATTACATTGAGATAGAAGATCTACGAACTACGCCCACCCTGGAATTTCCTGAAATTTCTGAGGATTTTTGGGGTGACGCCACATGGCCAGAAGGCCATCGATATGCTGGCGAAAAGATTAGATTGCGGGACGATCAAGTTGAAGTTGTAAACATTTTCTTACGCAATCCTCAAAGCATACAAGAGATCGCTACTGGATTTGGTAAGACTATAACCACCGCTACGTTGGCGAAAATTTGTGAAAAATACGGTCGTACCGTAACCATTGTTCCTAATAAAAGTCTAGTTGAACAAACTGAAGAAGATTTTATTAATGTTGGATTAGACGTAGGTGTTTACTATGGTGACAGGAAACATCTTGACAAAACACACACTATCTGCACTTGGCAAAGTCTTAATATTTTAGAAAAAAACTCAAAAAATGCCTCAGAAAATTCAGAAATTTTAACACTGGCAGAACTGCTTGAAGGAGTTAAATGTGTAATGGTTGATGAAGTGCATCAAGCCAAAGCAGAGGTGTTAAAAAAGTTAATGACACATAATCTAGCAAATGCTCCTATACGTTGGGGATTAACAGGGACTATTCCAAAACAGGATTTTGAGGTAGAAACTATCAAGGCCAGTATTGGAGAAATCGTAAATCAAGTTAAGGCACATACACTGCAGGAAAAAGGTGTATTGAGTAACTGTCATGTTAATATTGTACAAACAAGTGAGTGGAAAGAATTTGGAAGCTATCCTGAAGAACTAAAATATCTTGTCACGGATGAGAAAAGAATGAGTTATATAACCAACCTCGTACGAGAAATCGCTAAGAATGGAAATACGTTAGTGTTGGTTGACAGAATAGAATCAGGACGTATAATAACAAATAGTATAGAGGATAGCGTCTTCATTTCCGGCGAAGTGAAAACAAAAGATCGGAAAGAAGAATATGATGAAATTAAAACAAGCGATAACAAGATTATTGTGGCGACTTATGGTGTGGCCGCTGTGGGTATTAATATTCCAAGGATTTTTAATCTGGTTCTTCTTGAACCCGGAAAGAGCTTTGTCCGTGTTATACAAAGCATTGGGCGAGGTATTAGGAAGGCAGAGGATAAGGACTTCGTACAGATCTGGGACCTTACAGCCGCATCAAAATACGCCAAGAGACATTTAACAGAACGTAAGAAGTTTTATAAAGAAGCACACTATCCTTATACGATAGAAAAAACAAAATATCAATGATTTTGTTTATTAGTCAAATCGTTTGACCCACCCAAACTTTTAGGTATAATATGATGATTCTCTGAGTAAATTTCTTTTGATAAATCTCTTGACCTTGCTCGGTTAATAATGCTATTATAAACATTAGTATACTTGTTCTGTAAATATATCATTTAATAGTTCCTCGTATACTTATTTATAGGAGAATTAAAGTTCAAATACTAACACTAGAAAACAAAACATTTTATCTCAATGATTTACCAGAAGAGATCGAGGACGACATGAGATTCGCTGTATTAGATAACAGCGATGCAAGTAATCCTGATTATTTTTACATACCGCTGATTTTTCTGGAAAGTTTTACAGGACCAGCAGTAGTTCTAAAAATAGGCGAACACGAAATAACTATGCCATTAGATTGGTGTACTATCGTAGGAGATCCAGAAGGGCCCGAAATGGAAGTGTTGCCAATCACTAGTCTTAATGATCGAGGATTCAGAACATTTTGTTTTAATCCATTGGGAAGTTTTCGACCAGAGTTTCATGACATTGATATTATAAATGTCTATCAAGACGTAAAATGGTATTTTCCAAAGATGCGTCAAGGTCAACTGTTATGCACTCCTTTACATGCCGGAGACAATCCACTCTGTGCTTATTTTGTTAAAGAAGTCAGCAGACAAAGCGAGTTGGTGGATTACACCAAATGCTGGTAAAGCACAGTATAGAAATGGTTATATTCCACTATGATGGAGGCAAGCACGGTGGATGGGCTAAATCGCAAAGTGGTGACGGAAAAGTATCCGGACACTATGATCGAACCGAATGGTGGCCTTGCGAAAATGTCCTAGAACCTTTACAATATACTCAAGCACTAGAATTAGCAGAAGATGTTCCTGCACTAAAAAAAGCTCTAGAGCAAGTAGCAATATTGTATAAACTAAGCAAGGATGAAAAATGAGTAGTGTGATGTATGGTGCTGGTCCTAGTTATGCCAAGACAGGGCAGGTATTGACAGCAAGTGGGTGGAAAGATCTATCAGGAATACCATTGAATGATTACCAACTTTGGAGAGAGATACAAGAAAACGCAAAAAAGACTCCATCAGTTAAAATCGCATTACAAAATCTAATCAACTTACACAACCTAACTAAAGACCATGGCGACAGCAAAACTTGATATTAAGCGTGAACTATCGGCAGTAGATCATAAAAACTATGATTTTTATGATAAGTTAACGGATGACGAAAAGAAAGCGTTTAGTCCCTACATACTAATGAGATATGTATCAAATGTCCAGGGAGACAGAGATACACAGGAATGGTTTTTAGAAATGACTAACGAGTTAGTTAATAAAAATCATTGGACGTTAAGCAAAGATCATAAACCTCTGTTATGGAAGTTATTCGCTGGTACGGGTACAGGTGCCAGCGCCTATCATCCCTATCTTGCAGGTGGCAAAAAAGAAAAAGCAGTTAAGATTGAAAAACTGTTAGCAGAAATATATCCAGCTAAAAAGATGGAAGATATTAAACTATTAGCCAGCCTAATGGATAATAAAGACAAAGAAGAGCTATTTGATAAAATGGGCTTTGATAAGAAACAACGTAAGGAATATGAGTGATAGCATTGGTTGAGCAACCACACAATTGTGTACATTGCGGCAAGAGTTTTATGCAAGAAAAAACTCTTTATGCTCACATGTGCGAAAATAAAAGAAGGGCCATGCAAAAAGATGAAAAACGAGTACAGGCCGGTTATATGGCGTTTAATAGATTTTTTAGGCTTACACAAAACTCGAAGAAAGATAAGACTTATGAAGATTTTTGTAAAAGTCCGTACTATAATGCTTTTGTTAAGTTTGGGAGTTTTATCAATAACGTTAACCCTTTATATCCTGATAAATTTATTGATTATGTTATTAAGAGCGGTGTTAAGTTAGATCAATGGGCGAGAGATGAACTGTATGACAGATACCTTTACGAAACCATAAAAATTGAACCAGTAGAAAGTGCCATACAACGAAGTATACAAAATATGATGGAGTGGGCAGATACAAGTGGAGCTCAGTTTAACCATTATTTTAACTATGTTAATCTTAATAGAGCAGTACAGGATATACGCAATGGTAAAATAACTCCTTGGCTAATATTAAACTGTAGATCAGGTAAAGACCTGTTAAATAAATTTAACGATGAACAGTTAGACATTATTGCGCCAGCACTAGATTTACCTTATTGGTTAAAAAAGTTCAAACAAGTGCCTGCTGATGTTGCGCTGGTAAAAGAGATTTGCCAAGGAGCGGGAATAGAATGACTGAACAAGAAAAAGAAATATTAGAGCAGTGGACGGCGAGGCACAATGTAGCGATCCTAGATACTAATAAACGTGTATCAAGGTATATGAGATTACAGCCTAGATACTTCACAGATGATTTTGATTACAATTATATAGATCAAAATCATATTCAACATCACACCGAAACCCTATATACGGTAACCATACCAGAAAGCAGTCTACATCGCATCGCTGAATTTGAACAACGTGTGTTCAACCGCATGATAAAAGATGGTAGTTACAATCTGTTTGAAATCATGATGGGACAGAAGGAACGTGAAAAATATCTCGCTGAAAAATATCCAGCAGTTAAGAAAGCACAAGAACAATATAGTATGGTATTGAAACTAGCAGAAAGCGGAGAGCTCAGTGCCTGATATTGATTTAGATTTTCCAGATAGGAACAAGGTACTTGATATTGTTAGGCACGTCCCTGCTATTTTAACAGATGGAAAGAAACACAATACAGGAGTCTATTGTCAAGAGATTCCCGTAAATCCCTTGACAGGGTTTGCCACTATAGATTATGCCACTGCGGAAGAAAGAGGATATTTTAAGATTGATTTCCTAAATGTCAGCGCCTACGAAGGTGTTAAAAATGAAGAACATATTAACAAGCTGTTGAGTATTGAGCCCCTGTGGGAGTTGATGTATGAGAAAGAAGTATGCGACCAACTGTTCCATATTAATGGTTATCACAATCTAGTGGCAAGACTTAAACCTAATACTATTTTAGAGTTGGCAACGGTACTGGCACTCATAAGACCGGGCAAACGTCACTTGGTAGATCAGTGTGCCCGTGATGGGTTTGATAGTGTTCAGGATGAAGTTTGGTCCAAAACTGACGAAGGGTATAGTTTTAAAAAGAGTCATGCTGTGGGCTATGCCCACGTGATAATTATGCAGTTAAATTTAATCTGCGAGCGTGTCAGTTACGGGATTTCTTAGGTGATCTTACCAGTTGTATGGATCGACGTTTAATTCTTTTTTCTGCTATTTCGCCTAGATTTACTGTGGGGCCAAATACAACTTCTATATCTTTGCTATTAAATGTTTTGATGTAGGGCCTATAATAGATCATATTTTCTTTAAGAAATATATTGATAGGAATTTTGCGATTACTTTCCCACCACCAAGTTTCTCCCAGTTCTAAAAACGCCTGTTTTTCTTCATCAGATTTCATGCACTCCAAATCATAGATGCTGGTAACAAATTCATCATAGTTGATAATAATACCAACGTATTCTATCTCATTTGATTTTACACAGGTAATAAAAGGAAGTTTTTCTTGGATCGTGTTCTTAATCGACATAGGTTAAAATAAATACATAATGCTAAAATGCCCAATCTATTTATACCCCAATTCAGTCGACGTAATATTGGATTTGGATCAGAACACAAGGATTAACAACGTTATGTACCAACGCGAACTACAGATCCAAAAGGGTCTGAAAAACAAGATACAGTTCCAATTTAAGAACAGTGATCAGAAGCCTATCACTATTACCAGTGGTACATATACATTCAGTATGTTCGATGCTATCAATCAAAGACAGCTACTTTCTAAGACGTTGACAGTTTTAGACACAGGAACTATTACAACCAAAGGTTTGGCATTATTAGAGATTAATGATGGCGATACTGTGGATTTAGACGATGGAAAATATCAGTTCACTGTAGCGGCTCTAAATGATGATGGTAACTATGAGCCTACGTATTCTAACACCTACTACGGTATCAGCGGAACGCTAGAACTGCGCAGTGATAGTTTTCCTACGCTACAACCTAGTTATGAAATATTTGAGTTTCAACCTCAATACGATTATACTCAGAGCCTTTATGTTTACTACAGCGGAAACATACCTAGCCATCCAGAGTTTGCTAGTCCTATAGGATTACATACAGTATCATATCACATGACAGGATTCCGCGGACAGGTTTGGTTAGAAGGCACCCAAGAAAACGATCCCGGATACTTTGGACATTTTGTAGAAATACAAGGTTCACGTCAAACATATGGCTCAGGACTGTTAGGATTTACAGGCAATGATTATGTTAACTTTTATGGAGTTTGGAGTTATATCAGAGTCAAATATCAACCAACTGCCAATCCAGTAAACATGCAGAACGACAACTCGTCAATCCCCTATCGCGGTACATTTGACAAAGCTATCTATAGAAGTTAAACTGTATGCATGAGTCTCATGCTAACGGCCCTACAGGCTGTATTACCTCCAAATAGAAAACAAACACCAAGTGGTTGGATAAGTTTTGACGCACCCTGTTGTCATCATAGGGGTGAAACTCAAGACGATCGTAAACGTGGTGGAGTTATGATCACAGGAGATGCTTTTACCTTCCATTGCTTTAACTGCAACTTCAAAGCTGGATGGAGTCCTGGTAAACCAATGAGTGCCAATACACGTAAATTGTTTAGTTGGATGGGTATTCCAGAAACAGAAATCACCAGACTGGCGATGGAGGCGTTAAAAGAACATGACGCCATTCCCTCTCAAAAGAAAGCATTTAGTTTTGAACTAGATACAGTCGAACTACCGGAAGATACAGCTACTATTGTAGATTGGTCTAGCACCACATACCCACCGGACTTTGCAGAAGATTTAGGCAAGGCGGCAGAATATATTATCAACAGAGGAATGGACATCTATTGGTATGATTGGATGTGGTCACCTGCGGCAGGATATAAGGATCGAGTGATCATTCCGTTTTATCAAGACGATCGAGTGGTAGGATATACAGCACGTAAGATTACAGAGGGTAAGCCAAAATATCTAGCACATGGACAACCTGGATATGTGTTCAACTTAACTAGACAACCTAGGGAACGAAAGTATACAATCGTAGTAGAAGGACACTTTGATGCTATTGCCATTGACGGAGTCTGCATTGGTCACAATGATCCAAATGAAACGCAGATAGCACGTATCAACGCATTAGCCAAAGAAATTATTGTAGTGCCTGATAGAGATCGTCCAGGTGCTAAAATGTTAAAAGCGGCTATCGATAACGGATGGAGCGCCAGCTTGCCACCTTGGGGTGATGATATTAAAGACGTAGCTGACGCAGTCAGGCGTTATGGAAGATTATATGTATTGTCCACGATTTTACACTATAGAACCGACAATCAACTAAAAATACAAGTAATGAAAAAGAAACTAGAAGGACTTAAATGATAAAGCAAGACAAAGAAAAACCAAACTATGATTATGAAATACAGAAGCTATATTTAGAAATGTTTCTCAGCGACGCTGAAACATTCAGTCGTTGTCAAAGCATTTTTGATCCAGAGAATTTTGACCAAAGACTCCGTGAGACAGCAGAGTTTGTTACCCGCTACGTAGACGAATATAAAATCATTCCAGACGTTAGTATTGTTAATGCGGCTTGTAAAAGAGAACTACAGATAGTCGAGTTACCGCAACAGAACTATGAATGGCTCAAGGACGAGTTTGAGCAATTTTCCAGGCATAAAGCACTAGAACGTGCCATTATGAAAAGTTTTGATTTACTGGAAAACGGTGAGTATGGGCCAGTTGAAAAACTGGTCAAAGATGCTATTCAGGTCAGTCTAACTAAAGATATGGGCACTGATTACTTTGAAGACCCTAAAGCGAGATTGACAGCACTCAAGGACGGAAATGGTCAAATTTCCACTGGTTGGCCCAGCATTGACAAGAAATTGTATGGTGGCTTTAATCGAGGTGAGTTGAACATTTTCTGTGCTGGATCAGGCGGTGGTAAAAGTTTATTCTTAGCTAACATGGGCGTAAACTGGGCACTACAGGGATTAAATGTGCTGTATCTAACTTTTGAGTTGAGCGAGAAATTAGTGGCGATGAGGCTAGATTCTATGGTCACAGGTATCACAACACGTGACATATTCAAAAGCATAGATGACGTGGAATTAAAGGTTAAAATGGTCGGAAAAGCCTCGGGTAGTATACAGATCAAGTATATGCCCTCAGGAAAAAATTGTAACGATATTCGGTCATATTTGAAGGAATATGAGGTCAAAAAAGGCCTAAAACCTGACGTAATTTTAATAGATTACCTCGATTTGATGATGCCACTAAATGTGAAGGTATCGCCCAGTGATCTGTTTGTTAAAGACAAATATGTGTCAGAAGAGATAAGAAACTTGGCTATGGAAACACAATGTATCACAGTTACAGCGTCGCAGTTAAATCGTGCGGCAGTTGAAGAAATCGAGTTTGATCACAGTCATATCAGTGGCGGATTGAGTAAGATTATGACAGCAGATAATGTGATAGGTATCTTTACAAGCCGTGCTATGCGTGAACGTGGTCGCTATCAGATACAGTTTATGAAGACTAGATCAAGCAGTGGTGTAGGACAAAAAGTAGATCTAGAGTTTAATGTAGAAACACTACGTATCAGCGATCTAGGAGAAGATGGGGATCAATCAAATCCACAACAGAGTAGCAGACCCGGTAACAGCGTGTACGCAGGACTCAAGCGTAGCAGTACAGTTACACCAGACCCAGAAACAGGTGAGATAGATCCCACAGTGGGCGTCAACGTACCAAAGATTAAAGCTGAAGTTGGGGGTGCGGCCATCCGCAAAATGCTGGCATCACTGAACAGTGAGCGTGATTAGAACCAGGCTTTGACTTCTAGTTTGCCCGCGGCTTCGACGGCTTCTAGCCATTGATCGTCACCTACTTTGTCAAATATGTAGGTAGGATCTGCGGGCACTGTTAGCCAACGGTGTTGTTTAGTCCAGGGATATTCGCCTGACATTTCACCTTCTAAAAATCCGGGCTTGTTGTTTTTACTGCCTATCACACAGCGCCAACGTATTGGACCCAGTCCTTGGCTGATAGCGGCCAATATGCTGATTTCAGTAGTGATGCCAATGTTTTCATTTAACATACGTGTGCTGGCCGTGGCCCAATCTAGTGTGTGTATGAAATGCACTTTGCTCTGTTCATCCGGCCCTCCCCAATATACAGGATCGTTTCCTGAATACTTGAGACCACTGTGTGCCATTATGGTACCGATGTTTAATCCGTTCAATATGGGCTTGTTAAACTGTATACAGTTGCTGAAACTGCGTCCATGGCTGGTGACTAACAGCAGGCCCCTATGATAGTGTTCATGGGCCGTATTAGGTATGGCAACTAGTATCTGTCCGGTGAGATTTTTGTAATCCATATAGGTATTTACCCAATAAATATAGCATCATGAACATATCAGAATTTACGCCCGGTGTAGAGATACACGATCAACTGAATCCTTTACTGTGGGATGGAGACAGACTTAAACCAGAAGTTAGATTGAGCCTACAGCACACGGCCCATCGTTTTGAGCTATTCCTAGGAATACCAGTCAAGGTCGTTGACACCATCATCACTGGCAGCCAAACAGCCTACACCTACACAGCCATGAGCGATATCGATCTACACCTCGTGGTAGACTACCGTTCAATACAAGGCTGTGACGTGCCCGTACACGAGCTGTTTGATACCAAACGCAAACTGTGGAAAGAAGAACATGCGATAGAGATATATGGTATACCTGTAGAATGCTATGTAGAAGATCTAGCAGAACCCGTTAACGGACACAGCTACTCCATCGAGCACAATCATTGGATCAAAGAACCCAGACAGATCGAGGACCATACACTGCCCGATGATGTTATAGCGGGCACAGCGGCATGGACCACAGTGATCAAAGATGCTATCGCCAGCCGCAATCTAGATGTACTGAACAAAACCAAACAGCTACTGCGTGACTACAGAGGTAGGGGATTAGGCAGCCAGGGCGAAATGGGTACTGCTAACTTGGTGTTTAAGACACTGCGCAACAATGGCGTTATCAGTGATCTGATGAAATCCATACGAAAACTGGAAGATCGCAATCTCAGTTTACGCTAACAAGTTATGATGTTTTGGTTAGGAACGCAATGGCGTTACTGCCCCCGCCCTGTCCGGAATCAGCACCAATGGATAGCGTTTGATTGGCAGTCTGTCCTGTAATGGTAAATCTATAGGTAGCTATGTTACTGGCGTACATATAACGTCCGTGACCGCCATCTCCAGTGACCACAAAGTGCACAGTGACAGTGCAACCGCCCACGTTGGTAACGTTGGCTGTGCGTGAAGCATCATAATAGCCGCCGCCTCCGCCATCATTGAATCTTCCATCTAGGGTCAACAGCCAAGTGCCTGGATCTAAGGCCACTGCCATGCTGTTGGCGCTGTTGTCAGTGGCCAACATGTAACTGGTGGGGTTCTTTTGTATGTAAGCGGAAGTCTGTAGTGTGCTGTCCGGAAACAGCACTCCTGTGGGTTCTAGTTTGGTAGTATTACTCATAGTCCTATATTTATACTGTTGACAAACACAGACTCGTTATAGTACACTAGTAGTATGAATACACTATATCTAGACATGGACGGGGTGGTAGCAGATTGGGATCGTGCGGCCACAGAGCTAATAGGCCTACCCCGCAAGAGCCAAGACGGCAAGTGGAGCCACGAAGATTGGCAGAAGATCAAACATGACACACACTTCTATAGGCATCTGCCCTTGATGCGGGATGCACACCGGCTGGTAGAAACGGCCCGAGGTTTTAGAGCTCTGGGCTGGCGGCTCTTGTTCCTCACCGCCATACCCAAACACAACGATCAACCCTGGGCGCCCAATGACAAGATGCTGTGGGCCCGAGATCACTTTCCCGACATACCAGTGCATTTTGGACCCTACGCAGAGGACAAACAGGTGCACGCCAGACCTGGAGACATACTGGTAGATGACCGACTAAGTAACTGCGAAGAGTGGCAGGCCCGAGGCGGTGTCAGCATACTGGTACGAGATGGTGATATATCACCAGCGATAGAACGACTGAGCCAGCTACTGGACCAAGAAAGAATGTAATACAAATATGTTAAACTTTATAGAAATAATACGCGGCATCTACGGAGACCAAGGACCGCAAGTGGCCCTGGATGTGGGCACCAGAGACCTAGATGACAGCATCACGCTGAGCAAGGCATTTCCCCGCACCAAGATCTACAGCTTTGAACCCAATCCCGAGCAGTTCAAGATCTGCCAACAGAACCAACAGTGGTATCAGGCACCGCATCGCAATCCCCTGGGTGAAGGACCATTCCCCAACATCACGCCCATAAACTGCGCCATATCAGATCAAGAAGGCATCATGGACTTTTGGGTGGTGGGTAAAAATCCCGGAGGTAGCAGTCTATTGGAACCCATAGACGTGCCCTACAGCGATGGCACCTGGCGTAAGATACAGGTACCTTGCCGCAGACTGGATCGCATACTGCCTGAACTGGGCGTGTTCTCAGTGGACTGCGTGTGGATGGATGTACAAGGAGTAGAGCTCAAGGCCTTAGAAGGCATGGGACATCTAATCAACACTGTCAAATGCCTGCACGTGGAAGCGGCACCCCAACCCTACTATGTGGGCATGGGACTGAAAGATGACATAGAGCAGTTTCTACTGGCCAAGGGCTTTGATCTACAGTTCCGCCCAGAAGGACATCCCTACGGAGAAGGCAACTTTATCGGGGTTAGGCGCTAGGGTCCACCCGGCGCGAAGCGCGAGCGGAAAAAAAAAGATTTCAGCCGGAGGGGTTAAATACCTATATAAAATCGTATATAGGAGACAGACCCATTATGTTAGAACTACTGGCTTTATTTGCTGTTGCCGCCGTGATCGCCACTGTGCTGATCAAGGTCATCAACTATTTTAACAACAACTAAAAAAACTCTTTTATATGGCAAAAATAACATTAACCTGGACCATACCCTTAGAGGGCGGTGAAATCAAAATGGGTCACAGACACTTGAGCAAACTGCACGTACAGCTGGAAAGCTGGCACAAGCAGTACAGTCCAGCTGAACGGATCATCGATCTAGTACAACCTAGACCCTATACCTATCAGTGTGAACTGGATGAGGATGAAGATAGTACAGTGCTGTTTCTAACCACTTGGATGGGTATGCCATTTAAAACTGGCGGTTAACGATCGTAGGCCAGCAAAAACAGCGTGCATGATCGCTCACGACGAAAGCTGACTGCTAGCCTATCCGATCGATCTTGGGGCCAAGTGTGCCAACACCATTCTAGATAGTGTGGTCCTATACTGCGCAATAACCATGTGTTGACTGAATCTACAGCTTCTATCCAATCAGGCTGTCCATTGCGTTCTACTAAGGGCCAATAGGCTCGAGCTATGTAGGGTAGCTGTAGCGCAGGATGGTCATACAATGCTAGCATACAGTTATTTACTGGCTGGCAAGAAAACTCCGCTGTAATGGGCTCAATAGAGCAAGATGATGATGGGCGAACTGTGTGAGCTGAAGTGCAGACAGCTGACTAAACAGCTCTAAGGGCATGGTGGCCACTAGACTGGCACTCAATGACAACATGTCTAAAGTGGAGACCTGCTCTGGTGGGAAATCTAGCCAAAATTCCAATGCCTGTAGATGTTCTGTATCAAGAGCCATTAGGGGTCCCTCCAAACGCTTCTAGCAGAGCTTGACTCTCTGTAAGTATGTGTCCTTGACTGCGACTGTCGGGACGCATATAGTAGTGTCGTAGCCAGATCCAATGTCCAGAATGGCCCATGGTGGGAAGCCATGCGAAAAACTCAGTATAGGTATGTCCGTTGATTCTAACAGGGCGACTCATGGGGTTAACCTTGCGTGAGCAGAGTGATCTGTTGTGTGATCAACTGTTGATAAGAGGGAACGAGACTGCTTACAAACAGAGGATCGAGCGATTGTAACTGTGCCAGTGAGAAACTGACTATAAGTGTAGCTGTAGTATCCATAATGTTATTTACACAAGAATAGAACAGGGCAGGAAGGGAAAAGGGTCTTTAAGGAGGGAAAAATTCTGCTGTGCAAAATTTGCAGGCCGTGGAGATCTCGGCCCCTGGTGATTACATCTAACTGGGGAAGGTTTTTGGGGATTTTTTTTTTGAGAGATTTTTTGGGATTTTTTGAGATTTTTTGAGAGAATTTGCACGCCAAAATCATTTTGCTAGCGCTCAAAGGCTGCATGCACCCTGGTGGGGGGAGAGTGTCCCCCACCTAATTCAAAAGGTAATTAGAATAGTTTTTGTGAAAATTGCGGGGAGAAATCCCCCACTGTTCTCCTAGGAATCCTGCACCTACAGCTAGCAGAGTGCCGGGGGACCGGCCTCCCCGGAGCTAATCTGCTGTGTAGTAAACTGTGCTAGGGGTATAGCGTAGCTTAGTTGCCCCGTATGTAACCTAACACTGTGCAGGATTAAGCTGTGAGATAACCCCGGGTGGTAACCTAGCACTGTGCATAGGTACAAGGAGGATAATGTATAGGGACTGCCCCGTAAGCAGTGTCAGGGCATTGTGCAGCCTTTAAGCGTGGCGTGTAGTGTGTGTAGTGTAAGTGTGCGCTACCCCGTGGAACAGTGTGCGATATTGTAAACTGCCTACAGGGATTAGCTGTCCCCCTGTGCGCAGTGTAAGGCCCAGCAATAGCCTATCACCATCCAAGCCCCAACAAGGATCAGCGCTGCCAACATCATGACCAGTTCGGGATTCATACGATCAACCCAGCGAGGTAGTGGACCAAGGCCACGGCAGTGATAGATGATACCAGCAGTGTGAGAGCCAGTATGAGTAGCAGTAGGGGAATCAGTGTGTCCTGTTTCATGCTCAGTGTGTCCTTGATAGTGTGTGTGTGCTTGTATTATACTACAGCTCGATATAACCCTACGCAGCCTATGGCTAATGCCACTAGGTTAATCACTAGCTGAGGCCTATTTGACGCCCGGAGGCTCCACGTGAGAAACATGATGGTACCCACTAGGAATGATACTATGTTCCAGGGATAGACCGAGGGGCCAATGCTGTTCATAAGGTGTCCCCCTATGATAAAAGCGGCTCCTATCCATTGTAGCGTGTCGTTGATCTGTTGAGGTGTCATTATTTGGTCTTTCAGGATGTACAGCGGGGTTTGGGCTAGATAATGCCTGTGCCAGCAGGTTGCCAGCTGTGAATACGGCTAGAGCTATCAAGAAGGATGCTACCAAGACTGCGATCACAGCCATGAGTTGTTTCACACTATTAGCCATTTGATACCTTTCACTTGCTGACCGCGGCTGCTCCAATAAGGGACAGCCCACGCTAGGTTAGTCTCTGTGACTATTAACCTGTTGTTGAGATATACCAGCATTTTAGCATTCTGAGTCATAGCTGATCCATTCGTCGTGCTCTGTGGGCGCTCCATCGATTTCTTCTTCCTCGAGAAATATCTCTTCGATCTCCAAGCTAGCGTAGGTAGTGTCTAAGATCTCGTATAGTTCAGACATGCTGTCCGCTTCTATCTGCAGCTGACCGTAGGGTTGATCAGGGGTGTAATAACAGACTGTGTAAACTGACATAGTGTGTGCTCCTTTGTTGCTATGTTGTGTATTATAACTCCAAATCAACTATTTGTCAATACTCCGGCTAGCTGTAGGGCTATTTGAGTGCGGAACTCCTCAGAGGGGATACCAGTCTTGTCCACATAGATTTGAATCAGTTGATCGCGAAGATCAGCCCAACGTTTGAAACTACGATAGATCGCGAATTGAAAAACAGGTTGTTCCATGTCTTTAAGAAACAATTCAAAAACTTTCTCTTTTCCCACAGTGTGCTCCTTGTGTGCTGTTGATGTTAGTATTATACGATCAAAACAGTGGCTGTCAACCATTATTTTTCTACTTTTACATTTCTTTACAATACATTATCTTACCCCTGTCATGCATGCGCACGCTTGTGACCGGGGTAGATCAGCTGAACTCTTCGATAAGGTAATCGTTGTAGGCCGCGTTGAGATCATCGATGAGATCCTGCAGGCTCAGCTGGCGTTGATGTCGTTTGCGGCCCTTGACCGCTGAACCTTCCTGGTACACGGACCACACGTGATGACCGCAATAGCTTTTGTTGGGCACGCTAGGATTACTGCAGGTCTTTGATTCCGACTCGGGCCCCATCCACTGACAGGTTGGTTCGTGATGCGTTGCTTTCATGGTGTTCCCTTAATTCTTTTAGTTGTCGTTGATATTGCGTGGCCAGCATGTTGGCCTGCTTGATCCCCTCGGCGGCTGTCTGCAGTGCATCCGCGTACTCCCAGGCGGCATCTCGGTGGCCTTCATCTCGGGCCACCCATTCGATCGCCCAGAACAAGGCTATGAGACACCAAAACTGCCAGCCCCAGGCAGTTACCCCAAGGCTGTCGATTACCAAGCCCAAGGTAGCGTACAGTGCTATGCGTTCTATCATAACAAGTTACGACGCATACAGGTAGTACGAGCCATAGCCTGCCAGTTAGAGGGGAACGCTTTGCGTAAGTCTGCTAGCTTTAGCACCATGCGTAGACTTAGCTCACGTAACTTATCCTTGTGATCTTCTACGAACTGTACGATCTCTGCCTTAACAGCGGGGTCTTCCCACTCGTACCTATCAAGCATACCCTCGGACACGATCTGTTTGATACGCAAGATCTTCTCGCGTGTTGTGTCCATCTGTAGATCGATATAGTGGCAGCGGCTTTCCAATGCGTTCAAATGCTCACGTAGCTTTTTGCTCTTCACATGCTCGAACTTGATGTTCGTGATAAAGATAGCCGACCCCTTGAACTCAAAGCGATCAGGAATGCCTTCCCCGCGCAATAATCTTGAGTCTGTGTTCCAGGCTATAAAGCGTCTCTCACTGCTGTCAAGTGCACCCTTGAGTATGTTCAGGGAAAGCTCGTCTAGCAAGATCTGATCACAGTCGTCGAACACCACCACGTGATTCTCTGCGGCAAATGCGTAGAGTTTAGCGTATAATCCTAGCGCAGACATCGCACCTTTAACCACTTCGTACTTGGGAGGACGTTCACCTAACATGTCAAACAGGCCATCCTTCTGGAGTACTGCTTCCACGCCGTGGCTTTTGCCCACTCCCGGAGGACCGCTCACGATCATAGCTCTGACATCCCCGCGCTTGATAGCTTTGGTCATGTCATCAAGAATGTTGAAACGTTCTTTAAGGCGCAGTGTGATCTCCTCGTCTGTCTCTTGCGCTACAGCTTGCTCGCGTGCACGGATAGCCTCGAGATCAAACTCCAGGATAGTGGTGCCCTTGTCTACAGCTTGTGCTTTTGCCATTTGTGTTCCTTATGTGCTGTTGTAAAAAGTGTATTATAACACTATTTACGGATGTTGTCAACGGTTAATCTTTGTTAATCTTAACATTTCCTCTAAGAGCGGCCCCTAGTAGGATAGTGGCAGACCAAGTGCTGATGTTGTAGTCGATGGCTAACACAGGGAACAGTGTGTTGAGTGCCCAGATGGTCAGCAGGGGTCCTACCACGACCATGGCTATGATCACTATCAGTACCCCTAATGCTTTTGCTGTTTCTTCTGTCATGCTATAATTGTACTTTCTTCATTGGTTAAGATCAAGTGGGACCCCGGCGAGGATTCTCGAAACCGCCTCCGGGGTAGGGTTTGAGGTCACCAGGGACCGCCATTGATCAAACAGGCTAATCCTACGGCAGCGGCTGAGCCTGCTGTCCATGCGAGATAAACTAACATTGCGTTCTCCTTGTTGCGGCTGTATACAGCGGGGTCTTTATGTACGGGGGCGTGTGCCCCCTCCTAGTTAGTAGTGATATCTGCTACCTACGTAGTTAAAATCCTCCATAGGATCTATAGCTTCGTCACTGTGTCCTCCTTCAAAGATGTAGTCCTCTTCTTCCTCATCTACTTCGTCCTCGTCCTCATCCCCAAGGTCAAGCAAACTGTTTACGCGGATCATGTCCTCTACGTCGCCTTCGCTCATATAGCAAAGGCATGCACGCAGTGCCGCCTCTGGGTCTAACAGTCCTTCTTCTACCGCTTCTAACAGTTTGCATGTGTATTCACGGGATTTTGCTGAATCATAAAACATTGTCATTTTGCGCTCCTTGTTAAACATGTCTACATTATATAACATAAAGTGGGCCTGTCAACCCACTTTACAAAACTTTACACAGTTTCCCTCTGTCTAAAGAACTCATCTATTGCCGTTCTCACGCAGTGCTCCGCGTCGTTAGTGTGTCCACCTATGTGCCAGTCAACTACACGCTCGGGGTCTACTCCGTACTGTTTCCAGTCGTATATGGTCGCTACTGTAGTAGCATCGCTAACAGGGTCTGTAAAGACTAACACCCACTCCGCTTGTACTTTGTCCCCCGCCGCCCATCTCTCTGGCTCCCCAAAGATTTCCACCAGCGAGGCGTAGTTTATGTTGATGTGGCCCCGTAAACTAGTGCCATTTACTACGTCCCAGTCTGTTGCTCTTTGCCATGCTTTCATCGTGTGCTCCTTTGTTAAAGTAACGGTATTATAACACAAATAAAAGCCCTTGCGGGCTTAGGGTTAATCCATCCTGCTGCCTGCATAAGCTCTAAGTCCCAAGCTCTGCAGATATGTAGCCAGTGCCTGTGCACCCGCCTCTTTCACTGAAATACTCTGTGTGGGAATCTTTGCGGGATCCCAGTAATTGAGGCATTTGGGTTTGTAGTCCTTCTTAAAGCCGGCCTTGATCAATTCTTTGGCCTGTGGGGAATTTGTTCGGTCTACGTAGACATCCACCCAACCGAAGCCGCAGGCATCACGCTCCCCTACTTTATTGTGCATCTCAACACCTGCGAGATGTGCTAGTAAAAAACCTGCTTGGATCTGTTCTGCTGTAATCATCGTCTGCTCCTTTGTTAAAGTAAGTGTATTATAAGTTCAAAAAGAAACCCGCACAAATGGCGGGCTTTTGTGTTGTTAAGCGTCCACTTCCATTACATCCACATTAATAACAGCATCCCCATCCCAGTCCGCTTGTATTTGCTGTATGTGTGCGTTTGCTAGTTTTTGTGTACTATGTGCGCTTATGTTGTAAAATGCGTCCTCGTCATCCCCCCATCCCTTTACTTGTACTATGTAAACTTTTTGCATGTTGTGCTCCTTTTGTTAAAGTAAATGTATTATAACACAAAAAGAAACCCGCACAAGTGGCGGGTTATTGTTATTGTTAAGCGCCCGTATAGTATTTTACGCTGTCCCGCCCTCCAAATATGTTTATGTAAAGCCACACGCCATTTGCTTTCATTTTGTATCCCTCAGCATACCAATTTTTTAATTGCCTTGTGCTTTGTCTGTTTGTTTTTGTTTTTGCATTATTAAACGCTAATGCTTGTGCTAGTGTAAGTCTGCGCATATGTGCTCCATATTTGTTAAAACGCTTTAGCACTATTGCTAAAGTAAATGTATTATACACAAAAAAAGCACAGTTTCCTGTGCTTTACAAAACTTTACAAAACTTTACACTGTGTGGCATTTATGCCACACATCATGATTTATTCGTTTACAGAATCGATACCGCCGTCTAGTTCAATCTCTTGATTCTCCTCGTCTTCATACTCGGCAATCGTTTCTGATATCGCAAACATCTCATCGAGATCCTCGGGGATCTCATCCTTGACTTGATCGCTAGTCATGTCAGAGAGATCGTAGCCTTCGTCCCCGTCTGCATCAAACACGCCACAGAAGGCCATACCGGGTTCATAGTAGTAGGCTTTGACACCAAACCCTAGATCAAGTAATCTCTCGTAGGCAGCGGTGGGAGGTGCCCATGCTGAATCAAATGACATACGGACACTGTTAGAATCCAGCTTAGTGACCATACTGTCATCGCCGCCGATGTCCCACTTGGTGCCCCACTCGTTGACGCAGAAGTCATACCAGTTTTTGTAACCGTGTGTGACTTTATTGTCTAGCTCTTTCTGCTCTAAGGCCTTTTGCTCTTCAGGATCTCCCACACGGCCTGCCACGATATGCAGGTCTGGAGGTATAGGAATGAACTCATCAAGCAGTCTGCTATCGATAAATGCTTTAGTCGCACGCTCGATCATCAGGGGATCATCGTGGGTTAAAGTGAGATTGTTGTTACACCAGTTTGGCATAGAAGCTCCTTAGATTGTTGAAGTGTCGATTACGCTGTCTGCAAGTAAGACCGTGATCTCGTAGCCTTTTTTGCAACGGAATCTCGCCTGTGCCAGTCGCTGTGCCTCATATGAGCTCGAAGCTTGGACAGCGATTTCCTTGCCGCGATAAACGCAGATGTAGTCTCTTATGGTCAGTGTCATGCGATCTCCTTGGGGGTAAAAAGTTGTTTGAAACCAGCCATTACGATAAAGTAATGTGATAGTTCTAGTAAACTAAACTCATATTGATGATCGCCTATGTAAAGCAGTGTCTCTAACATAGGCATCTCCAGTTGCTCTGATATAGCTTGTACGGTTGCTAGTGCGTCGTCCATCGTGTGCTCCTTTAAAACTGTATTATAACACAATAAAAAGCCCTTGCGGGCTTAGGGTTAATATTGTCCGTAGTAGGCAAACGTCACGTAGGGATCTAACGCTGCCAGCTCAGAGGCCGCCCCTGTGAGTAGTGCTTGCTTTTGG